CACAAAGGAGTTCCACTAGGTAAGGTTACTGTGTTTGCAGGTGAATCAGGCGCAGGTAAGAGTTATTTCTGCGCTGGCAACATTGTAAAACACGCACAGGATCAAGACATTTTTGTAGTACTAATTGACACAGAGAATGCACTTGACGAAAGCTGGTTACAAGCTCTACAAGTAGACACAAGCCCAGAGAAGTTACTCAAACTTAATATGAGTATGATTGACGATGTGGCAAAAACTATCTCAACATTTGTTAACGACTATCGTGCTATGGATGAAGAAGACCGTCCTAAGGTATTGTTTGTAGTCGACTCATTGGGTATGTTGCTAACACCTACTGACGTTGATCAGTTTAACAAAGGTGATATGAAGGGTGATATGGGTCGTAAGCCTAAGGCATTGACTTCACTTGTTCGCAACACAGTTAACATGATTGGCTCACTTAACGTAGGCTTAGTATGTACTAACCACACTTATGCATCACAGGATATGTTTGATCCAGATGATAAGATCAGTGGTGGCGCAGGCTTTATCTATGCATCAAGTATTGTTGTTGCAATGAAAAAGATGAAACTTAAAGAAGATGAAGACGGCAATAAGATCTCAGAAGTTATGGGTATCCGTGCTGGTTGTAAAGTAATGAAGACTCGATATGCAAAACCTTTCGAAGGTGTGCAGGTTAAGATTCCTTATGAAACTGGTATGAATCCATACAGTGGGTTAGTTGAATTGTTTGAGAAGAAGAACTTGTTAGTTAAGCAAGGCAATCGACTCAAGTACATTAATCTAGCAGGCGAAGAAGTTCTTGAATATCGTAAGGCATGGATGCTTGATAATAGGCTTGATCAGATTATGATGGAATATGACGAGAAGATGAAGCCTGTGGTGCAAACCGTTGATGCAGATTTAATTGACGAAAACGTAGTTGAGGAGTAATACATGGACGAAGCAGCGATTGTTGACACGTGGACTTTATTTAAAGAGTACATTGATAAGAAAACACACGAAATAGCAGCAGAACGATATGTTGATCTATTAGCTGACTACGGTGTAGCAGATGATACGTTAACAAATTCGTTAGGTACTGACTCTGTACTTGATGATGCTATTAATTACTTTTTAGATGTTGATGACGAGAATTATCAAGAAGATGATCCTTGGGAGGATGAAGACTAATGGGATGGTATTCCGAAGTATCACGTGACGTAAGTAAAATACCTGATGCAGTGCTACATTTCGAGAATGAGCTAAATGATGCTCGAGTTGAAGTAAAACTAAAAGGTAATGTAGAACGTGCTGCTGCGGAAATGCCAGGCATTGTCGAACAACGCTTTAATCAACTTCAAGAGATTGAAGCAATCCTCTACTACTTAAATATCGAGCTGCGTAGATTGCGCAGCTCGTACTTTAAGAAATATCTCGAAAACTACCAACGAGCTCTGTCAAGCCGTGACGTTGAAAAATACGTAGACGGTGAGGCAGATGTCGTTGACTACGAAAAGATTATCAACGAGTTTGCATTACTACGAAACAAATGGTTAGGTCTTCTTAAAGCACTTGATCAGAAGCAATGGCAAATTACAAACGTAGTTAAATTACGAGTTGCTGGAATGGAAGATGCTTCCATATAAGGTATAAATAGATTCATGTACACACCTGCATATATAGAACAACTAAAACAATTGCACGGCAATATAAAAAAGAAAAAAGGGTTCGGCGGCAAGATGAAAGATCTTGGAGAGTTTAATACCTTTATGAAAAAGTGGCAACCTAAAACAGTTTTAGATTACGGTTGCGGCAAAGGTGTTATACTTGCAAATTTACGAGATCAATATCCTAGCAGTGCATTTGAAGGATACGACCCGGCAGTAGAAATGTTTAGCATAGATCCTAATAAAAAGTTCGAATGTTTGTTTAGTAATGACGTGTTAGAACACATTGAACCTGAGCATATTGACAACGTGTTAGAACATATAAAGTTACTAAGTGGCAAGTATGTTTGGCTAAGAATAGATACAAAGCCAGCAAGAAAAACATTACCGGACGGTCGCAATGCACATCTAATACAGGAATCACCTGATTGGTGGACAGATAAGATATCTAAAATAATATCACCAAATATTGTATATTCTTATGCAAATGATAACTCTAGAATTGACATTGCTATCGAATTATAATTCCAAATTATTTTTAGCGAGTTATATACGCATATAAATACTAGCATGAACAGAGTAGTATTAGCAACGGGTGGGTTTGATCCACTACACAGTGGGCACATTGCCTATTTTAAAGAAGCAAAAACACTAGGTGATCACTTAGTAGTAGGATTAAATTCCGATGATTGGCTTACTCGTAAAAAGGGTAGGCCTTTTATGCCTTTTGCAGAACGAGCAGCAATTATAAAAGAGCTTGCGTGTGTTGATGAAGTTATTGGGTTTAATGATAGCGATGGCACTGCATGTAACGCAATAGGACAGGTACTAGCAACCAAAGGCAGCAGCTGGCGTGTGATATTTGCAAACGGTGGTGACAGAGATATACTTAATAGTCCTGAGTATACTACGTACAAAGATAATAAAGATGTTAAGTTTGCATTTGGCACTGGCGGAGCAAACAAAGCTAATAGTAGTAGTTGGATACTCAAAGACTGGGCACAACCGACAACAGAACGTTCCTGGGGCAAATATACTGTATTAGATAATAACATAGGTTGGCAAGTTAAAGAACTTGCATTTAATACAAATAGTGCATTAAGCGATCAACGGCATTTTCACAGAAGTGAACACTGGCATGTTGTCCAAGGCGAAATTAAAATGGACCTTGAATTCCAAAATCAATACACTACATCTAAAGTTTATAAAACAGGCAGCAGTATTGATATTCCTGTTAAAACTTGGCATAAAGCAACAAACGTTGGTAACGAAACTGCAAAAGTAATCGAAGTTTGGCTTGGCGACAAATTAACAGAAGATGATATAGAAAGAAGAGATTAATGAAAGTATTCATAGGCTACGACCCAAGAGAAGATATGGCATACCAAGTGTGCAAACATAGTATTAAACGACATAGTCCGACAGCTGAGGTTATACCATTAAAACAAAATGATCTTAAACGTCAAGGTTGGTATTCAAGATCCACAGACAAACTTGCTAGTACTGAATTTACATTTACTCGCTTCCTAGTTCCAGAACTTACTAACTTTAATGGTTGGGCAGTGTTTATGGATTGTGACATGTTACTTAGAACAGACATTGCAGAGTTGTTTGCACAAGCAGACGATACAAAAGCAGTGATGTGTGTACAACATGACTATGCTCCTAAAGAAGGTATTAAGATGGACGGACAAACACAAACAGTTTATCCACGCAAGAATTGGTCTAGTATGATGCTTATTAATTGCGGACATCCTGCTAACAAAAGACTTAACATAGACTTAGTAAATGAGAAAGAACTTAACGGTGCATACTTTCATAGATTTAGTTGGTTAGGTGGCAATGACGATTTAATTGGTGAACTATCACCTGAATGGAATTGGTTAGTAGGACACTACAAGCAGCCAGAGGATGGCGCACCAAAACTATTACACTACACAGAAGGCGGCCCCTGGTTTGAAAATTATCGCGATTGCGAATTCAATCAAGAATGGAAACAAGAACTCTATGATATGTTTAAGTAAAAACTTAGCAGACGAATATATTAACAAGTATGCTATGGGCGCAAAGTTGCCCATACATGATTACGATTATGACCACAGCGGAAAAGATATTCTAATTAGAAGTTTAGCAAAGCGCAAAGTTATATGGAAATGTTTAGAAGAACAACAAACATTTTATTATATGGATAGCGGCTATATTGGAAATTATAAATCAGAAATAAATCCGTTTGGTTGGAAATTATATCACCGAATTGTTAAGAATGGATTACAGCATGACACTGTTATCCAACGCCCTGGCGATCGTTGGGAAAAGTTAAAAACTAAAATACATCCTAGAAAAAAAGGCGGTAGTCATATATTATTAGTTACACCGAGCGAAAAGCCCTGTAAGTATTACGGAATAGATTTAGCAGAGTGGAAAGAAAACACAATCAACGAGATCAAAAAACATACAGATCGCCCTATTGTAGTTAGAGAAAAACAAGCAAGATGGCAACGGTTAAATCGTACCATATACCATGACTTAGATAACGCACATGCACTTGTAACATATAATAGTATTGCAGCAGTAGAAAGTGTGTTATATGGTATTCCGGCATTTACGCTAGCACCAACCGCAGCAGATCCTGTTGCTAACAAAAATCTATGGAATATAGAAAAGCCCAATCGTATCGACAAAGACGAAGTGTACGAATGGGCATGTCATTTAGCATATGGACAATTTCATATAAATGAATTAAAAGACGGCACAGCACATCGAATATTATTGGAGGACAAATATGTCAGTTAAGTATGTAGTAGTTCATCGTAACGACACAAACAATGTAGGAGATCTAGCATCCAACCCCCTGCAATATTTCTTACAACCAGATCAATATAGAGTTGTAGATATTACACATTCGCATGTTGAACAATATCCATCAGGAGTTCCACTTATTGCAGGCGGTGGCGGTTTACTAGCTAATGATTTTTTTGGAGACAACTTACGTGCATGCTTAAATAACCCGGATGTTAACCGAGCTATGCAACATTGGACTGACGCCTGGCAACATGTAAGCCATGCAAATGCAGAAGCTAGAGACACCTTTATGCAAAAATTGCAACCGTTAGTGCATGAATATTTAAATACATTAGACAATAGTGTAGGTAAAAGAATACTATGGGGTGCAGGTCATAACGAAGACACTATAAAACGAATTAAAGAAATTAGTTTTCCAGGTTGGCTTAACTTTTTTGACTTAGTAGGAATTCGAGATTATAAGCAAGCATATAAATGGGTACCGTGCGCAAGTGCAATGCATCCTGCATTAACTAAAAAATATCCTATTAGAAACAAAGTAGTTTGGTTTGAACATAAGAAACAATTAATTAAAGCAACAAACTTTGGTACTGATTCTATTCCTCGTTATATAAACAGTGGCAGCAATATTGAACAAACTATTGAACTACTAGGTAGTGCCGAAACTATTATTACAAATAGCTTTCACGGAGCATACTGGGGAGCATTATTAGGTCGAAAAGTTATTGTAGTCGACGCTTGGAGTTCAAAGTTCTTTACTATGAAACATACTCCGATTATACTAAAAAAAGGCGAAGACTGGAAAGATCAAATAGACAATGCTCAAATATATCCAAATGCTTTAGAAGAATGTAGACAAGTAACAACCGCATATTGGCACGAGGTGCAACAACTATGAAGAAGAAAACAGTAGTAGCATATGCAGCTGGTGTTCCTAATGCACAAAAATCTCCACATAAGATCGAAGTACTTCAGCGATTTATTCAAGGCGTAAACGCTTGTGGAGATAACGGAATCTTTCATCAAGGTCGAAATATTTTAGATAGCGATGTTAACTTTATTCAAGGCTGGGTGCATGCGGGTAGTGCCCCGAGTGCGCATTTAAGAGTACGTAAAGAAGCAGTAGATCGAAATATATCAAATGGCAAACATGCTATTGTTTGTGATAGTAATTTATTTAATTACGAAGTAGGTCCAGTACATACAATGCATTATTCAAGATATAGCATGGATGGTGTTTTTCCAACAACTGGAAACTATTTTAATGATAATCCGGACCCTGCTAGATGGCAACAAATAAGTCGAGACTTAGGTCTAAATTTAAAGGACTGGAGGACTAGCGGTACCCATATTCTTATATGCACCCAACGCAATGGCGGATGGAGCATGGCAGGCACTAATGTAGTAGATTGGCTAGAGCAAACTATTACTGAACTAAGAAAATATACTGATCGTCCTATTCTTGTTCGCGGCCATCCAGGTGATAAAAACGCTAGAAAATATTTAGATGCGAAAAAATATAAAGTAAGTGTTAGGCCAAAGCTAACTCAAGACTTGGCAAATGCTTGGGCAACAATTACATATAATAGTAGTCCGGGTGTAGCAAGTGCTATTGAAGGCATTCCTTTATTTGTTACAGACCCTAATCCAAAAATTAGTCAAGCAAGCGATGTAGCCAATACTGATTTATCTCAAATTGAGGCCCCGCAAACATTTGAAAGACAAGAATGG